CAACGTGAGTCAAGCATCTCCATACTTGCAACGTCAAATTTTTGATCTTTAATTGCTGCAAACATTTTTTTAAAGTTTCCAACACCTGTTTTTCCCATTTGAAAAACCATCTCAATAATAACTTCTTTTACTTTTTGTGGAACGTCTCCACAATCATACAACAATGCGTCAGCACCTTTGACAGCTATATTAAAATCATATTCAAACACTTTATTAAGATGTTTAGAGTCATAATTAACTCCCTCTTTCCAATCTTCAGTGTCTAAGCACAGGTGTCCATAACCTATAGTTTTTTTACCAAGCGTGTCTTTGTATAATTTAGGTGAAAATCCTTCATGAGATTTTATTCTGTCTTTGAGTTCTTCAAATTCCATAACGTTTCCTTTTTTCGTATCTCTTGCTTTAACTTTTCAAGATACAATATTGCGTCTGCCAATTCTTCTTGTGTATTTAATATCCAATGTTCAAGACTTTGATTTGCTTGATCCATTGTTACACCAAACTTTTTAATTCCGGACTCGGAACGTGCTGCCATTCTATTTAAGACTTCTTGCACTAAAGGATCTTTTGTTTTCATACTTGACCTGTCCACTTTCCATTTTCTATAGGCATAAAATGAATATGGGGTGTAGAGTTTTGAATAGAGGCTACACTTATAATAGGTCTTTTAATAAAATTCTTTTGATATTTAAAAGCCTCGTGCTTGGGATTAATGCTGCACCCAGTTGCTAAACCAAAGTTTAAAGCCATTGGACTTGAGTAATACTCAATTGATGCTTTAGTATGCATGTGTCCAACGCATAAAGATAATCCTAGTTCTTTTGCACTTGATAAAACGTTTGATTTAAAATGGTGCGTAAAAAAAACTTTATTTTTATTAGGCAAGGAAACAATAAGTTTGTCGTGCCATGTCCATTTCCATTTAGAATCTATCTCTAAAATATCATTTATATCTTTTAAAAATGAATTAGGTATAGATGACTTCTCAGCTAGTTTTTGTATTCTAATGTCGTGGTTACCCCACATGATTTTTATTTCACATGGAAATATTCTACGCAACTTTTTAATACATTTTATTGCGTCTTTTATTTCATATTTAATATTAGGTAACTCAGCACTGTGTAAATGCTGTGATATGCTGTGAAAGTCCACAAGGTCACCAATATGTATGACCATAGTTGGTTTAACTTTTTCCTTTATTTTTTTAATCCATTTAAAATAATCTGGTATTTGATAAGGAAAATGACTATCACTTAATATAAGTATAGATTTTGTATTCATACTTCTCCTTGCTGATGTAGTTCAGTGGTAGAACGCTATCTTGGTAAGATAGAGGTCGGCAGTTCGATTCTGCCCATCAGCACCACTAGTCCATCAATCGAAAAAATGTATAAATTGCTCCAAGTATACCACCTATAAACAAGGCTACTTTAAGTCCACCAATACCCATGTTAGCATTGCGATTTAAGTCTCTAACTTGTTTTTGCATTATAGTTATATCCTCTCGGATATATTTAACGTCTGTCTTTAATTCTGCTACGTCTTTTTGCCAATCAGACATTTGAATTACCTATGTTTGATCCACATTGAAATAATACTGTTAATTTTCTTTCTTTTAAATCAGCATCAAGATAATCAGCTAAATTGTTTTTTGTTAAATTACATTCTATATTATCGTTAAAGTTTAAAGGTACTTCACTTTTAAAACAAAGTGTTTGATCTAACTCTCCTACATTAAGCATACAAATCATAGCAAAGATTTTAAACATAGTACATTTCGTGTGTCATAAAAAAACAATATCCAAACATTAGTATTTATCCTCTATAATTTTATAAATTTTTAAGTTACCTTCTGCATCTGGTCTTAACTCTGCTTTAACTTGACCACATTCATAACGAATTACATTTGATCTATTATCTGCCAAATTTCTTTCAGCCTGTCTTTTAGCTTTTAAGCACTCTGATAATCCATCTGTCATCATGTGACCATCTAACGAGCCATTAACAAACATACAAAGACTAAAAACTGTTTCAATGACTCCCATTATTCCTCACTTTATCTTTTAATGTTTCAACATCTGTTTGCATTTTTTCCACTTGGTTTTTTAAAAAGTCTATGTTGATATTATTGCTTTCAATAAATTGAATTTCTTTTTCCATTGTTTCAAACTGACCAGATAAAAATTCTAACAACATATATTGCTCTTGATCTACTGGAGTTTGTTCTGCTTTTTTTAACAGATCAGCTTCCATAAGCTGTCTTGCTGTTTCTAACTCTGTTATTCTTTGTGTTAAATCACTATAAGCAAAGATACCAATTCCAACTGCTATAATTAAAGCAATCAGATTTCTCATTGGCATACTGATAGCCGTATTGTCTGATATTTTCATTTACCACAAGTACACTTTCCATCTTCGCAACAAGGATTAATCATAGTTTATCCATTTCTGCTTTTACTTTTGTCCATGTAATTTCTGAATGAGGACAAGTAGTAGTTGTAATAGAAAATTCATTTTCATCTATACCTGTTTCCCATTTTACTTTTTTAAAATCTTCTTCTGTTTTTACATCACCATAAAAACACATAGGTGTATTTGGTCTGAGAATTTTAATTGCTGATAAAAATTTATAACTCATGCGGCAATCTCCATTAAAGTAAATTGTGATGGAAAGTTTCCATTTTGAAAACCTGCGGCTTCATTTCCACTTTGTGATTTTGCAAATACTGTGTAAGTAATTGCTGAAGTAGTATTATGAGTTGCGTCTAAAAATTGAAAAGAACTATGTTGAGCATGATGTACTGTGTTTGCACTTGTAGTATAATAAGTTGAATAACTTTCTCCAGCACCAGATTTTTCTTCAAATATATCTCCAGTTGCTCCACCAGTTCTAGTAACTTTACAAGAATAACCCCACTCATAAGAACTTGTAATACTATGACCTCTACATTGTAATTTAAACATAGCAAATATTTTTGAGTTTGTTGCACTTGGTGTAATAGCACAAGTTAAACCAGTAGTTACATAACCTTGATTTGAAATGTTTGCACTTGTAGTATAATTAGTGTGTTGCACCTGTAAAAGTTTACCACCACTAAAGTTGGCATTAGGCAAAGTACCTGTAACTCCTTGTGCTAAATTTAAAAATGTCTGTGCCATTATGGTTTACTCCAAATTGAATGTGTTAATTTTCCGTCACTATCTCTTGCTAATAATAAATCGTAAGCATCTTCATCAGTATGATTAGACGGAATATCTCGTAAAGATTGACGCCAAGTTTTTATATTGTCTGGCATTGTTACATCAGAGTTAGAATACCAATCTGTTTCAATTAGTTTTTCTAATCTGATTTGTTTTATTTGTTTAAGTTTACTAGCATCACTATTTGCGTCTGCTTCTTCTGATTTTCTTGCAGTTATTTCTTCTTCTGTGAAAGGAACTTCAACCCCATTTATAAGATGTATATATTTATCTACCATGTTACTCCTAACTATCCACTATGCCATAAATTTTAATGGCAATATCTTTAATATTTCCAGTTTTTACAAAAAATTTTATTCCTGTTACTGATTGTACTCCTTTAAAATCACAAGTACCTGTAAAGGGTAAACAATTTCCATCTTGTGCTGTGTTTCTTCCTTGTCCAGAAAGAGTTGTTCTTTTAGAAGCAAAAGGGTCAAATATTGTAAAATCAAATCTTACTCCAACATTTTCACTATCCTCATCTTGTTCTGTTGTGTATTCACAAACTGCATCACCTGTATTTCGTTTATTAACAACTGTGTTACTATCCGAAGGAGTTACAAGAAAATGATAATTATATTGACTATTTGTTAAATCACTTCCACTTGAGCCACCTGTTCTAAATTTAAATCTTGATGATGTATCACCACTACTATCAACTGCTGTATATTCACCTATGATTTTATAATTTTTATAAGTTGATGAAAAAACTTCATCAAAAACAACATTTGTTACTGAACTAGCAGAAGTTGTGCCACTAATAAAAACTAAACTACCACTAGGTAAATATTGTTTCTCTACATATTTAAGATTACCACTATCACTTGCATCAGATACTAAAAATTTATCGGTATCTGCTAAAGATGTAATCGCTGTTTGACCTGTGATTGCTGTATTATCTAAATGTTCATCTGAGATACTATCGTCAGCAATTTTAGTTCCATCAACTGCATCTGCATTTATTTTAGCTGTTGTTACTGCTGAACTTCCAAGTTTAGCTGTTGTTACTGCACCATCTGAAACTGTTGTTAGTAGTCCTACTCCATAATGGCGAATACCATTACATACTGAACTACCACTAGGAGTAAAATCAAAAGTAACAGTA